AGATTAGATGAAGAATATAAAAACGTAGCAAAAACATTAATGAGACCAAAAAATGAAACTAATAACAGAACTAACTGAAGATATCAAATATATTAAAGAAAATGTCGGAAATGGTGAAAAAAATTATTTCATTGAAGGCATTTTTATGCAAGCCGAACAAAAAAATAGAAATGGCAGAATATATCCAAAAAATATTTTAGCTAAAGAAACCGGAAGATATATTAACGAATATGTCAATAAAGGACGTGCTTTAGGTGAATTAAATCACCCTACAGGTCCGACTGTTAATCTAGATAGAGTTTCCCATATAGTAAAAGAACTCCATGAAAGTGGCAATAACATTTATGGTAAGGCCAAAGTGATGGATACCCCAATGGGTAAAATTGTAAAAAACTTAATCGATGAGGGAGCCCAATTAGGAGTTTCAACGAGAGGAATGGGATCACTAAAATCTAGAAATGGTTATCAAGAGGTTCAAGAAGATTTTATGTTGGCTGCAATAGATATTGTTGCAGACCCCTCTGCCCCAAATGCTTTTGTAAATGGAATTATGGAAGGAAGAGAATGGATTTTTGAAAATGGAATTTGGAGTGAAAGAGATAAAGAAAACGCAATCAAAATAATTAAAAAATCATCAAAAAGAGATTTAAATAAAAATATTACTAAAATATTTGAAGATTTCTTTAGAAAAATTTAATGAAAAATAAATTACCTACAAACACAACAAAATTTTTATCGCTAATGTTGGAAGAAAAAATCCAAAAAAATAAAAGCGATGATATTATTTTATTCAAAAAATCTTATATTAAAAAATTTAAAAATTTAAATGAAAGTGATTGTAGTAAATATTTTGGATACTTAGATTCTGGTAAACCATTAGCTATGTATATTCCACCAGAATGTATAAAATTGCATTCTGAAAGAAAAGAAAAATTAAAAAAAGAAGAAGAAATGTATGGTTCTCCTGGATTTAAAAAATCTAGTGATCCATCAAAATATACTATACCGCATTCATTTGGTGGCCATCCATCGGGTGGTGGTGGCATTGGTGGTCCCCCGCCAGATGAAGATTCTGATGAAGCATTGGGATTTTTAGGTCTCCTGGGTGCTGCAGGTTCATCCACTGCTGGTAGAGGATTAAACAAATTAATATCAAGAGGTTTGATGAGATCATTGCCTTCATGGATTCCCAAAAAGGCAGCAATTGCTAAAAAAGTTGGAGAGGGATTATCTGATATCTCAGGATCCTCATACATCGATGTAAATCTTGATGATATGATATTTCAAAATCTTAAAAATATAGTAAGTGGCGCAGGATCGCCTTTCCACAAATTACAAATCCCTGTACATAAAGATGATCCATATGATTATTGGAGAAGAAGAAGTATTGCAGATGGAGCATCATACATTTAATTCAACTATTTTTTAATATAAATAATTTTACAATCAAGGATTCTTTTAATATGAAAAACCACAAAAAGTATACATTAACCGAAGCCGCATCACAAGCAATGGGCTTAGGAGCCGTTTCTGATGGAAAACCCGATTACGATGCATCTGGACGCGGATCGATGGTTCCACCTCCACTCATGATGACAAACCCCGCAACCACTCCAGTACCTTCTCCCATAGTTCCTAATTCTATGGCTGTTGCAATGGGTGGGGCTAAAATGGCCAAGTCTCAATCTGAAGACGAAGAAACAGAAGAAACAGAAGAAACAGAAGAAGGTGAAGAGGAGCCAACTGAGGTTGAAGAGCAAATTAAAATTGATTTCAGAAATGCTCTCGTAACTCTATTGGGCGAAGAAAATGCTTCAGAAGATTTAGTTACAAAAATTGAAGCAGTTTTTGAAGCAGCAGTAGAAGAAAAAGTTCAAAATAAAGTTTCTGCAATCGTAGAAGATGTCGATGGTAATGTTAAAAATTATCTTGAGAATATCACAGAATCTTTAGTAGAAAAAGTTGATGATTATCTTGATTATGTTGTTGAGGAATGGATGCAAGAAAATTCAGTTGCTGTTGAGCAAGGAATTAAAACTCAAATTGCAGAAAATTTTATTAATGGTCTAAAGAATCTATTTGAAAATCACTACATTGATGTTCCAAATGAGAAATATAATGTACTCGATCAATTATATGCTCAAAATCAAGAACTGGAAACAAAATTGAATGAAGCCGTAAATACTGCAATAGATCTCAAAAAGCAAACAGAATTGACAGAATGTGCTGGAATTTTTGTTGCAGAAACCAGAGATCTTGCCGATACACAAATGGCAAAACTTCAATCTTTGATGGAAAATGTTTCTTTTGAAACACCCGAAGAATATCGTAATAAACTACTTGCTATTAAGGAAAATTATTTAACAAATAATATTTCTAATAATAGAGTAGTAGAACCAGAACAAACTTTTTCAAAAGTAAAATCTTCACCAACAACTTTAGTTGAAGGCTATGTAGGTGCATTGGGAAGACTAAACAAAAAAGTTTAAATTACTAATTTTATAAATAATTTTAACTCACAGGAGATACTTTAAAAATGCAATTCGCAGACAATACCCCATATGACGTATTAACCGAGAAGTGGGACCCCGTGCTAACACACGACGCTCTCCCTTCTATCCAAGATGACTACCGTAAGAAAGTTACAGCAGTCCTTTTGGAGAACCAAGAACAAGCTCTTCGTAGCCAACACCTAACAGAAGACACAATCAGCGGACAAAACCTTGGAATGCCTGTATCATATACAAATACTGGTACTATTGCAGGTTATGATCCAGTTCTCATCTCTTTGGTTCGCCGTTCCATGCCAAACCTAATGGCCTATGACATCTGCGGCGTTCAGCCAATGACTGCCCCAACCGGCCTTATCTTTGCCATGCGTTCAAATTATCAAGCCCGCGGTTATGGTGCAACATATAATTCATCATACTACGCTGAAGCAATGTTCCAAGAGCCACAACCAAGCTTTGGTGGTTCTGGTTGGACATTACCATTCCCATACAAAGGTCTAAGCGCAGATTTTGGATTCACCGCCGGTGTAACAGGATCTGTTTTGGCACAAAATGTCAGACCCGGAAGTGCTGCAGCCCTTGGTAATCTTAGAGGTGTTTTGACAGCAAGAGGAGAATCCATTGGTGGAAGTGGTACTTCTCCATATGATGCATGGAACCAAATGTCATTTACAATCGACCGTGTTGCTGTAGAAGCTCGTACACGCGCTCTCGCCAGCAATTATACAGTCGAATTGGCCCAAGACCTCAAGGCTGTTCACGGTCTTGATGCTGAAGCCGAGCTAGCAAACCTCCTTAGCACAGAAATTCTTGCCGAAATCAATCGTGAAATCGTCAAGACAATCTATTATGTTGCTAAGCCAGGTTCGCAACAACCAGATTTGGAAAGTTACGCCAGAGGTGGTGCAGTATATGATCTCGACCAAGATTCAGATGGTCGTTGGTCGGCAGAACGCTTCCGTGGTTTAAGTTTCCAAATCGAACGTGAATGCAATACTATTGCAAAGGAAACCCGCCGTGGTAAGGGCAACTTCATTATCTGCGATAGCGATACTGCAGCAGCCCTAGCAATGTCTGGTTTTATGAGTCTCAGCCCAGCAATTGCACCACAATTGCAAGTTGATGATACTCAAAGCACATTTGCAGGTATCTTGAGCGGTAAGATTCGTGTTTATATCGATCCTTATAGCCCAATTGGATACAACTACTTCTGTGCTGGATATAAGGGAGAATCGCCATATGATGCAGGTATTTTCTACTGCCCATATGTTCCTCTCCAAATGGTACGTGCAGTTGATCCTAATACTTTCCAACCAAGAATTGGATTTAAGACACGTTATGGAGTAGTTTCCAATCCATTCGTTCTTAACAATAGCACACTCGCTCCAGATGGATCGCTATTGACACAAGGTATTAATCAATACTACCGTTTGACATCTATTACAAATCTTCACGGTAACACAATCTGATAAGTGACCGTGAGCAAAACATGGAAGCCTCCCGAGAAATCGGGAGGTTTTTCTTTTAAAATAAATATTATATATGGCAGTATGTTCAACAAACACAAATCCTTTATATAACAGTTATTTCAGACTTGTATTTGGAAGAGGTACAAGTCAAATGGAATTAATGTGTCAAAAAGTTAATTTGCCTGGAATAAGTATTCCAGATCAACCACAGCCAACAAGATTGGGAACAACTATACCAGTTCCAAATATGGTTGCAAATTTTGAACCACTTTCTGTAGAGTTTGTGGTAGACTCTGAATTAACAAATTGGATTAGTTTATATTCTTGGATTAGAAATATTACAAATATTAGTAACGATGATCAAAACAACATTACATACCAAGAATGGCATTATAGCGCTAATTTATTTTTGTACGATCCAGCAACAAATTGTGAAATTTTAAGAGCTAAATTTAATTACATAATTCCAATAAAATTGGGGGGTATATTTTTTCAATCGGATAGTGCGGATGTTTTAGTTCAAAAATGCCAGTGTTCTTTTAAATATTCTTATTTTGAACTATTAAGAGGAAATAGAGATATTGTTCCTAATGTTTTGTATCCCGGCTCTACGGGAATATGATTATATATAATCTTCTGGATTATCTGACCAACCTTCTGGTGTATTTGGATTGGCCTCTGGTTTATATGGCAATTTATTACCCTCTGGCTTGACTCTCTTGCGTTTCTTCTTCTTAGGTTGGGGTTCGGGAGCTATTTCAGCAGAAGAGCTCATATCGCCTTCTAGGGCTTCATCTTTATTGTTTTCTTCATCCTCATCATCAAAAATTTCTAATATTTCTACACCATCGTATGTATCTATTAAATCGTTTACAAAATTTACAAATTCATCATTATTGAATAAATCATTTAATAATTGTAAACCATTATCTGCCGTTCCGGATGTATTTGTAGTATTTTGTATACCTTTTGGATTTGATTGAATTGTAACAAAATATATTTCATACATTTTTAACAATTCTGCAGAAGGTTCGGCAATACACATTATAGCATGCTTATATAATTCTGCTTTATAATTTTTTGAATTGCCCAAATAATTTGTTAGTTTAACATATTCGATATATTCATTATTTTTGTGTTTTTCAAAATAATTTTGAAGTTGGGCTGGATATTTAATTATAAATTTATCAGAATCGTTATTTTCAATTAAACCTACTATTTCTTCTCCAGAAATTAGTTTAAATGTTTTTAAAGACTCGGGTGCAAACAATTCAGGAAGTGATTCGGACATTATAATGTCCTCCCTTCCCTATTATTTATCTTTTGATATGTCCTGAAATGGTATTGAACATATTTTATAATCAAACTTTTCTCTTTTGTATATTTTTAATCGTTCTTCAAAATGTTTGAATACATGATTTTTTTGTTTATTTAAACACAAATCATCAACAATATCATAAACTTTTAAAGTTTTTTTTCTGGTTGATACTCTCAATCCTCTTCCTATACTTTGTAATAGTCTTATAACCGATTTAGTAGGTGACGCAAATATAATATTGTCAAGGTTAACAATGTTAATACCAGCACTGGTAGTACCAAAACTTGCCACCAGTATAGCATTTGATTCCTTATCGACAACTTTGCGGATGTATTCCCTGGTATCCGCTTCGGTTTTTCCAGAGATGAAATATACTTTTCTATC